GCGTCCGTGCCCGGGCGAATCAGCGTGCTCTGCGCGCGCAGCAGAATGGTGTTCGCGCTGCTCGGGCTGTAGGCCGCGACCACGAGCTGGATCTGCGTCCCCGGGGCATAGGAGGTCGGAACCTGCACCGACGCATGAAGCTCCTGCCCAAGCGCCGCCTCAAAGCGGAAGATCCGCGCGCTGAACTCCTGATCCTCAAGCGCGGCGTTGCCCGCGATCTGCGTCCACTGGAAACCAGCCCCGCCTCCGCCCGCACCCACCGGGCGCTCAAGGCCAGCCGAGTTGATGTAGTAGGGCCGCCCGTCCGTCTTGAAGTAGAGGCGGTAGCGGTTGGCGGCAGGAGCCGAAGGAGTGGCAATCTCGCCCATGCCGATGAAGCCCGAAAGATGCGCGTCCTTCCACGTCAGCACCGCCGTGCCCAAGTCGCGCGTCCCGTTCGCTTCAGGCAGGAGGCTCTGCGCGAAGCTCTTGCCCGAGAGCTGCTGCGTGTCCGTCGTACCGACGACTGCGCCCGTGATGCCGTGAACGCCAGAACTCGCGCCCGTGTGGGTGAGGAGATCGCCTTCCAGATCCTTCCACACCGTGCCCGTGTAAAAGCGAAAACGGCTTGTGGCCGAGTTGAAGTAGACCAAGCCTTGCGGCGGGCTTGCCGGGTCTGCGGCGAGCACCTCAAGTTGTGCCCGCTCAAGCTGTCCGAAAATCTTAGCCATTCCTTAGCTCCTTCTCACTCGATCCCGATCAGTCGGTAGCTACCCGCAGGCAGCGCAGGCGTCACGTCGATCCGCACCTGGGTAGCAGAGATCGCCCGGATCGAGACGAACATCTGTTCAAAGTCGTTGGCGTTGTCCTTGAGCGACCAGATCGCATTGCGCGCGTCCGTGATCTCACTCGACACGTCTACCGTCTTCGTTGTTTCTGAGCCACTCCACGTCGTGTCCACCACGAACTTGGAAACGCCGAGCACTTTCACGACGCCGCCCACATCAATGTAGGCTTTCTGCACGTCCGTCGCAAACATCACTCGGCCCGTGTTCTGAGCCGAGCCCGCAGGCAGAGTTGCAAACGTGAAGTTCTCAAGCCGGAACCCACGCGCTTCCCCGCGCATGTGGAGATCGCGGAAAGCGAAGCTCGCGGCACCGATGTCCGTTCCGCTCCACGAGCCTGAGAAGGACGCCGCGGTCACGGGCTCCAAGCGGTCAGCGAACTTCACCGCCCCGCGCGTGACGTTCGACGTGCTCTGGAGGGTCAGGTTGTTTCCTGCCGCAGTACCTCCGATGAGCGTCTGACCGCCCGCGCGACCGGACAGTAGAGCGTACTGCGTGTGGTCGTCATCCAGCAGGCCCGAAAGCTCGCCGTGGTCGATCTCGGTGTCGGGGTTGGAGGCGACGAACTTCGAGCCATCCCAGAAGAGGGAGTCCCCAATGGCTGCCCCAACCGTCACGTCGCGGAGCGCGAGCAGGGTTACAACCGAGATCGAGTTCGTCCCGTCGCTGACGCCGCCATTCAGGAAGAGGTCGCGGAAGCGGGTGCCGCTTTCGCCCAGATCAAGCGAGTTTCCGACACTCGGAACCACGGACTTCGTGACCTGAACGACGCCCGTGCCGTCCGCAGACAGAACGAGGTTCGTGTTGGGCGAGAGGATCGAGATCGTATTGCCGTCAAGCAGAAGCGAATCGACCGAAATATTCCCTAAGCTGACCGTGATGTCGCCCGTGACGAACACGTCTTGGGTGTCCATCGGGCCAAGAATCTCAACGCTCCCCGTTCCATTTGGCTCAAGCCGCACATCTCCGTTGGGAGTCGTAGCTTTGATCTTGTGATCGAACAGGTGGAGCTGTCCGACAAAAAGCCCATCTACCGTCGTGACGCCCGCGTTGAGCGTCCCCGTCGTCGAGAGGTTCTCGTTGCCAAACGAGATCGCACCCGACACCGACGTGATCGAGCCCGCGGCGAGAACTAGGTCGCTAGAAACCGTCGTGTCCCCAGCAGCGAGCGTGCCCGTCGTGGAAAGGTTTGCAGTGCCAAAGGAGATCGCCCCAGACGTGTCCGTGATAGATCCTGGGGCAAGCAGGAGTGCGCTGCCGATCTCAACTTGGGTCAAGAACGTGCCCGTGTTGCCCTCGACATCCGCCGTCGAAGTCAGGTCGCCCGTGACAAGAAGCTCACCCGCCTGCGGCTGAATCGAATCGACGGAAACGAGCATCCCGCCGATGGAGGCGGTGCCAGAGAGGTAGAGGTCTTTGAACTGCTCGCTACCCGTGCCAAGATCCCACGCCGCGTCCTGAGTCGGGCGGAAGTTGTCGTCCACTTGGACGAAGCCCGTGTGCGGGCCAACGCCATCGCCCGAGTTCGCGCGAAGCGTGAGGTTCTGGTTTGCTGCCGCCCCGCCGTGGATCGTCTGGCCCGCAAAAACGCCAACGATCGGTGTGCCCGAAGCGTCCAAGTCCTCCTTGCCACGTGCGAGCACGTAGAGGTCTTGGGAAACGTCAAAGAAGCCCTCGAGAATACTCTCGGTGCTCCAGTCCACGTCCATGATCTTGTGCCAAGACGGAGTAGCCTCACCCTCGCGCTGCTCCCAGCGGTAGCCCGCAGACTTGCCGTCGCCATCGTCCGTCACGACGCGGTAGTCGTTGAGGGAGTTCCCAGCAAGCGGAAGATCGCCCGGGGTGGCGACCGGAGCCTTCGCGTTCGGGTACAGAACCGCGAGCATCCAATTGAGCGCGCCCTCGACGTTCGTCACGCCGGGGAGCGCGGGGTTCACGTACGAGAAGTCAGACAGCGTGTGCTTGTACGGGTGCTGGAGGGCGTTCCAGATTTCAAACCGCGACTTCTCGAAAATCGACATCAGACCTCCGACACCGTGAAGTCAGCGTCCCACGCCGAATCCCAGGTCGCGTAGCCCTCTTTTCGGGCCTGAATCTGCGTGGTCACGGGGCCGCGGTAGATGTACTCGGTCACTTCGCAGGGCTCGCCGTGCTTCGCGCCCGACATCGCCGTGTAGACCTTGGACGGTCGATCCGCCCCATCGTACTCAATGAACTGCTTGACGAGTTCGGCGGCGTGGGTTTTCAGGAGTTCCGTCTTGGTCGTTGGTTTGCTCATTTCCCCTGCGCCAACCTTTCGCAAATCTCGAAAATCTTCCGAGGGCCCGCGCTTTCAAGCTCCTCGTCCTTGATCTGCACCCCGACGAAATCGCGGAGTACTACCCCCACAAGCTCCGAGCAAAACCACGACTTGCTCCGGTCAGAAAATGGGTTCTTCTTCAAATTAAACAGCCTTTGGACCGCAATTCCAAGAACTGCCTTGACCCCGTACGGAGCCCCTGCCTCACGAATTGCCCATGCAAGGTACTCGCGGTACTGGCGCTCGGAAATCTCGAACTCGAACTCTTTGACTACCTGCGCCACGCGCGAAAAGTGGCGGAGGCCCATGAAGTTCACTTGGGTTCCGCTGGCCTGATAGATCAGCTCGCTTGAGGCCATCGCGGAGTAGGAAGAAACGTACACGTGCGAGTAGGGGGTCCCCTCCACCGCTTGGATCGCCCATGCGAACGGTGCGAACCAACTGCGTGGCTTGGAGAACCCCACCCGTATTCTCACGGCCAGCCCAGAAATTCCTTCATCTGGGAGACAAGCCACTCTTTGCGTTCCGGCGTGATCCAGTGCTGCGGGGCCGTCATTTCATCGGGCTCCCCGTAGATCATCGCAAGGCACGCCGTTTCAATATCCCCGGAACTGAACATGTTCATCAGGTCCACCGTCAAAACGGCCCCGCCAAGCTGCGGAGGAAGCGTGACCTTCCAAGCCGCCGACCGCGCGTGCATGTGGATGGCCTGAAACCACTGCATCCCCTCGTTAATGTTCTTTGCCTTCAGGGCGAGCAGCAAATCCCGAGCAAATACCCGCCTCGACTCGAGGTCAGCCACCTGCCCGGGAGTGCCCAAGTAGTTCGTGTACCGCATCAGCGCGCCGTGCTCCGATCCAGCTCAAAGTAGTACCAGTCCATAGACAGGTTTCGTTGGCTAGTCCCCACCGTTTTTGCGATGCTGACACCCATCCCGAACGCCTGCGTCGGGCCCTGGGGTACCGGGGAGGGGGCCGTCACCGTGTTCGTCAAAACCCCGTCGATGAAGAAACGCGCGACCGGGGACGGCCCGGTGAAGTCGATCTCGACCTCAAGCACCTGATACTGCTGTTGCGCGAGCACGCCCGTATCGAACGCCTGCCGCGTACCACCGGCAGCAACGATCGCTTCCCAGCGCCCCCCGTTCACGGCGTCCGTGTAGCGGAAGTAGGCACCGTCCGTGGGTTCGCCACCGCCGCTGTTGTCGAGCAAGCCTACGTGCATGATGAACGTATCCACGCCGCTTGAGAGAAGCTCAGGGACTACGCGCGAGCCCCAGCGGATGATCTGACCCGCCGCCACCCAAAGGGCGTTGACGTTGGCAGACCCCAAGAAAGAGCGGCCCGTGGCAGTCGTGCCCGTGTCAATCTGCACGACGCCCTGCGCCTGCTCTGTCAGGTCCACGCCAAATGTACCGGCCTGCGCGCTTGCGCCAGTACCCGACACCGTAGAAACAAGACCTCCCAGCGTCTCCGTGATGAAGTCGTTCTGGAGGAAACGGTAGCGGTCGGGCGAGGTGAAGTTGACTCGCTCGTATTTCACGCGGCGGAGCGTAGAGCCATTCTGAACGAGCATGAAATCGCCCGACTCAGGCCGCGCCTTATCCGCCACACCCGACATGTCCACACGCAGTGCGCGCGTGGCCGCAATCGAGCCACCGCCCGACAGCCCGCTCGACGCTGCCGTCTGCATTTCAACTGCCGAGTGCGGGACGTGCTCGTCGGCCACGTAGTTGAGAAGCGCGTTGTGATTGACCCCGCCAGGGATCACGGCACCCGTGATCGTCCCGCCCGCGTCGTTGTAGGTCAGGCTCAGAGTGGAGCTGTTCTGAAGAATTCCACCCACCGCGTCCTGCGCATCTTCGGCGGAAAAGCTCGCGCCCGAGTCATAGTCCGTGACGACGCCCGAGGAGTTCTGCTTTTTCAGCCTGCCGTCCGTTGCGTCGATCCCGATGTAGTAGCGCCCAACGGGCGGGTTCGGGCTCACCGGAAAAGTCTGCGCCGAACGAAGTCTAATCAAGCCATCCATATGTCATGCCCCCAATGCGAAATTTCCTTCAACTTCGAGTGTCCCTTCAAGTTCAAAAACTCCCACAATGAGGAGCTGCTTTTTCTCGGGCACCCGAAAAGTCTCACCCACCACGAGGCGAAACGGTGAAAGACCGTCGTCCCGCTCGTCCGAAATCAGTGACAGTTCGCCCTCAAGGATAAGCCCACCTTCCACCGTGAGCAATCCATCAACGATCATCTGCTGGCGGGTGGGGACCGTCACGTCCAAACCAGCCAGCACCTCTTTGTAGGAAAAGTTGTCGGGAGGGGAGACGATCGGCTGCTGTTCAATTGCTACATCAAAATCGTCTAGGATGAGCTGCCCATCAACCTGGATCTCGCCCTCAACCTCAAACCCACCAATCGGAACGACGAGCATCTGCTGCCCGCCATCCACGCGCACAAGCTGCGCCGGGTCTACCCGGCGAAAGGAGAAGTTCTCGGCGGGAAACTCAGCCGAGTTGGAGAACTCCTCAAGAAAGAGCCCCCCGTCGATCTGAAGTTCACCCTCTACGAGAAGCGCCCCCACCTGGAGCATGTTTTGCGCCGTGGGGACTCGCCAAACCTCCTGCTCGCGCGGAGAGCTGACCGAAAAAGTTGCGTCGATGACCCAGCCGCCGCCTGAGAAAACCCACGCGCGGCCTTGGCTGTCGATTAAGCGGTCCCCCTCCACCTCAAAGCCCGAGACGGAGGGGGACACATCAGAAAAAAGACCCGGCCCATCTTCCGAAAGGACAATGCCATTTTCGGAGTCAAGTGACCGGGTCCTATCCAACATTAGAAGCGAACCTCTTCACGCTTCACGCGGACGGTGACGCCCGCCGAGCTGGACGACGCGCGAAGCCGCATCACCTGCGCAGCGCCGGTGCCCGAGATGTCCACCGACAGGTTCAGGTTGAAGTTCGAGCCCCGCTTGATGGCGGCGTACACCGTGTCGTCCACCCCGGTCGCATCCGCGCCCGCGTGTCCGTTGTGAGCCGCGAAAACCTCAAACGCCTTGACGTTCGCAGGAGCCGCATCCTCGCTCACCTGTACGTACCACTTCACCGCCGCAACCGAGTCCACCAGCACCGAGTCCACCGTCTGGGCCGCCGTGATGGCCGCAACGACGGCGCGACCGCCCTGCTGAACTTCCGTCTCCAAGGCTTGGAGCGCCTGCTTGACGGTCTGGTTGTCCGGGATGATCGAACCCGTGAAGGTCCCAAGGTTCGTCGCGTTCTCAGCCACGCCAGAAAGCGTGATGAGGTCGTTGACGTTCTGATCGACTTCCTCGTGCGCCGTCTCAAGCGACTGGAGTGCGCCCTTAACGGTCGAGGAGTCGGGGATCGTCGCACCCGTGAAGGTGCCCAGATCCACCGCGCCTTGGGCTACACCCGAGAGCGTGATGAGGTCCAGTTGGTTTCCATCCAGCTTCTCGATCGCAAGCTGGAGCGTGTCTCCCGCGGCAAGGGTGCCGTTGGCCGGGGTGTAGGGCGAAGCGAGCGAGATGCCCGTCGCCAAGCTCCAGTCAATGTCGCCGAGCTTGACGATGAGCGAGCCGTTGTAGTTGACGATCGCGCGACCTTCCTGACCTGCCGGGGTATCGGGCAGGTAGTGGATCGCGATGAACGTGTCGTCCGCAGCAAGCGGGCTTGCCGCGGCAGCGAACGTCACGTTTGGCGCGGAAACCGCCGTCACTTGGAGGAGAACGGGGGTGCCGTCCGCGTCCGCGATGACGTGATCGCCCACTTGGAAATCAGACGCGGTCAGAAGCGGCGCTTCGTCGTCCGCGAACGGCGTGGTCGAAAGGTCCCGCGATCCGATCGAAACGGTGTCGTTCGTGACCGCACGAACGCGCTCAGGCCGCCAGCGGCCAACGACCGCCGCGGACGAGCCGTTTAGCTGCCAGTCGCTTGGCGAGTTGCTCGACGCAATTTTTTGGTACAGCTCGCCGTTCGTGCGCGCGTAGATCGAGCCGATGCTTGCAGCATCTTGTGGACCACTGTCGCCACCGGGGAGGGCCGCACCGAACAGGAAATCGACGAATGAGGTGTCGCTGTTCTCTGCGTAGATTCTCAGACCACGTTCAACGCCATGAAGAATTCTTGCCATGTGATTTAGTCACTCCTTTGACTAAGTAATTCGGCTGAATTCGAGGAGAACATTAAAGGCTTCATTATTCGTGAAGCGCGCGAAGTAGCTTCCCCCCGAGCTTTGAGCACTGATCCCAACATTCAAAGGATCGCCGATTTTCGCGTAAACGGAATCAAAAAGACCCGCGGCACCGTTTGCCACCGCGAAGCGGAAGAACTTGGTCTGGGTGCCCGCCTGTCTTCGCAGGCAAATCTGATAATCCAAGCACTTCACCGCCGTGAGCGCCTGAACATCCACGTCAGTCACCGTATTGGCAGGGAGGATCAGACTGCCGGTGATAACGGAGCCGCCAGTGATGGGGCTCACGGTCGCCGGGACCTGCGTCAAATCGCGCAGGCGCGAGATGAACCCTTCCTGATCGTATGAGCCCAGCAGGAAGCGGATGCAGGCCGCGCCTTGGGTCGAGAGGAAGATGAAATCTTTCGTGAACAGGTCGAACCGGAAATCGACCCGCTTGTCCCCATCAACCGACAGGACGATCACGTCCTTGGGACGGAAACCGAGCTTGTGCTGAAAACGTAGGTCCGCTTGCGCGGAAGGAATGTCGAGCTGGAAGAACTGCCAGTTCCCCGCCAGGATCGGCTGATCGTCGATGAACCTACGGAGACGCGAGAAGTTCTCCTGAATGTAGGGATCGTCGATGTCTTTGAGGATCAGTTCGAGCGACACCGCGCCATGTCCCCCAGCTCAGGCAGGCCGGGGCCCGAGGAGTCGCCTCCCCGAGCCCCGTTCGCCCATCTCGCCTTAGTAGTTCGGGATCGAGTGGATGATGCCGCAGTTCGACGGCTTGTGGACCACGAGTTCGCCGTAGAGGCAAACGTCGTGGAGGTAGTAGAAGCCCGACTCTTCGCGGACTTCGTAGTACTGCTTCCCATCCGGCGCGATCCGCTTGCGGAACAGGCCGTTGGAGAAGAACTTCATGGCCTTCCAGTCCACGAAGATCACGATGTCGTCGTCCATCTCCTGGATGCCGACGATCGTGAGGGGGCCTTTGACCGAGGTGATCTCGATCTCGGTCCAGCCGTACAGCGAAGCCTTGGTGGCCGTCGCCGTCGTCTTGAACGCGCCCTTTTGGCTCTCGATGAGCTTCATCACCGAACCGAGGTGCTTGTAGCTCATGAGAATCGTGTTCGCGTTGCCGCGGGCGCGGGTGCGAACTTCGGTGTAGGCGTCGAACAGCTTGTCGAGGATGTTCGAGGCCGAGATCGACGCGCCCGAGATGTTCACCGCTTGGGTGTACGGGTACGCCGTCTTGGTCACGCCGTAGAGCTGCGCCGAGCCGCCGTTGGCCGCCGAGAGCAGGGCCGAACGGAGCGAGGTGAAGGTGTTCGTCACCACGCCGCCGACCATGACGCCGTCATGGTACAGCTTCGCCGCTTGCGCCACCGAGTACGCCGACACGTCAGCAGCAGCGCCGCCGCGGGTGAGCGAAACGGTGATCGTCTTGGCGTTGATGTCGATGGCGACCACGTACAGCGCGAGCTGCGGGCTGTTGTTGTCCTTGATGACAACCTTCTGGCCCAGCTCGAAGCGGTCGATCTTATCGACGCCCAGGATGCCGCTCGCCGCCGAGCCGTCAGCGATGACGGTGGCGAAGTGCGGGCCCGAGAGCATGTTGATGGCGACCGCCATCTTCATGTGCTCCATGAACTCCTCGATTTGGTCGGGGAGCATCTTCAGGAACGACTTCTCGTTGACCGAGCCGTCGTGACGCACGAGGTCCGTCTGGTTGAACTTCAGCGTTCCCCAGACTTCCTGCTGCGCCGAGATCTGACCACGAACGTAGTCGTACTCGGACACGTCGGCTTGGTTCGTCAGGCCGCCGAATTTAACGCTCGAAGCCTGCGCGCCCTTGAACGGAACGGGCAGCGTGCCGCCCTTCCAGCCCTGATCCTTATCGACTTTCGTGAAGAAGTAGTCGCGTTTGATGAGTTCCGACGAAAGCAGGTCAATCGCCAGATACTCGTTCAGCATGTCATTGAACGAAGTGTTGGTAGCCATTTGGCTGTCCTTTCAGTTTAGAGAGAGTCTGCGATCTTCCGAAGATCATCCAAAGATTTCGGCGCGCGGCGCACGGGCGAGCTGCCCGACGACGCGACGTTGGGGAGAACCGGCTTCGGCGCACCCGCGGCTGTAGCCCCAGCCGGAGGAGTGGTGGTCATGCCGGTCGCGGCTTGCGGCGCGCCGGTGCCAATCACCTTGCCCAGAGTCCCAACGACTTCCGCCACCGCCTGCTCCGGGGGAAGATCCTGCCCGGTCTGGAGATGGTGGTAGTAACCGACTTTCTGCACTTCAGCCAAGAACGCGCCGGGTCGGCCAACCCGCTCATCCCAAGCCTTCATCACATTCTGAACGTCGGACCTTGCGAGCGCGACACTCATCTGCGTGCGGAACGTCTCGGTGCGAATTTGCTGAAGCTCTTGCTGGAGTTCAGCGTTCTGCTCCTCAACCGTCAACGCGCGCGTCATTTCTTGCCGTTGCTGGGCAAGTCTCGTCCGCTCCTCGGGCGAAAGCTCCATTTCTTTGAGCTTCTGATTCACCCAGCCGAAAATCGCCTTGTCCGGGATCTTCAGGGAGCTGAAAAAGGAGTCGAAATCCCCCTTTTCCACGTATTTCGAGAGCAGGCGCAGCGACTTGTCGAGATTCGAGTAGTTCGTCGAAATCTCGGTGTACTTCTGCATCGTCTGCTCGAAGTCTTGCTTGAGCTTCTCGTGCTTGGGCTTGATCGCGTCAAGGCCGCCCGCTTTCGTGTAAAGCTCGCGGATCTTTTCCTCGATCTCCTTCTGCTTAATCAGCGGACGGAGCGCCTCATCGAACTCAGCCTCGGTGTCCTGCACCTTGTACTTGAAATTCGGCTGGTATTGAGCAGGAGGAGTAGCGGCCAACCCCTCCGCCGAGGCGGGGGTAGCCGGACTGGAGGAAGATGGGGCCCCAGCCGTTCCTACACCTTGAGCCGCCGCCTCCGCGCCAGCGGGCGCGGCCAGGGAATCGGGTGCAGCTCCCGTCCCCGTCGTTTCGATCGTTTGGTCAACACTCGTCGTGGTCACTTCATCCATGTGCTACTCCCGAGGGCCTTGCCTGCCCTCATGCTAACCCCGCCATTTGGACATCCTGCGCGGGCGGCGGAGTCTGCCCGACAGGAGTAGGTTGACCACCCATGAGCTGACCCAAGTCAGCCAATACTCCGGCTTGCTGCGTCTGGAGCTGCTCCTGCGAGGAGCCCTGCTGCGACAGCCGCTTAATCAGCCAGTCCACGGCCTCGGCAGGCAGAGTCGCGCGCTCAACCGCGCCCTCTTTCCCCGGCTTCGGCACGTAGTAGTCCACCTTCACGCGAGCGCCGCCAGACGGAATGAAGCCAGCCTGCGCCGCTTGGATTTCCTTCTGAATCTCGGCCTCAATGGAAAGAAGCCCCTGGTACACCTGCGCGTAGAGCCGCTGCACCTGCGGGTCGAGCTGCATGAAGTCGCTCTGCCGCATCCGCGCAACGAGGCGCTTGATGAGGTAGCCGTGGTTGTCCTTGGGCGAAATTACGGGCATCTGCCCGCGATCAAGCGCCAAGATCATGTTCGTGGCCGAGTCGTAGTCGAGCGTAAGATCGGCGAACGCTTCCTCGAAGTTCCCAAACGGCATCGCCCGCATCATGCGACCGATGTCCTCGCGCTCAAGCTGCCCACCCACGTACTGCATGGCGTGGTTCATGACGAGCTGCTTGCCGAACATCGTCTCGATGTCGTCCACCTGCGGCTTCACCTTGATCTGGAAGGAGAGAGGCTCCACCGACTTGAACTCCGCGATGTTGACCATCTCGTGACGGCCCACCATCGGAACAAGCATGTTCTCGTCCGCGTACTCGCGCAGAAGCTCGAGCGCCAAGCGGCACTTGCTGATCTGGAAACGCTCGAATTTCTCGGCATACAGCGAGAATTTCTTCTTGTCCCGGAGCGAGAAAAACAGCATCGCAAACGGATCGGCCTGCTTGTTCAGCTCCGTATCTTCCGCGACGTTCCCGACCGCGTACATCTCCTCGATCTGGGAGTTGAGGTAGCTGAGATACTGCTCGCCCGTGCGGCCCGGCAGAACCTCTGGCTTGGCCCCCGTGAACTGGAGCTGGCGGATGCCAGGAAGCGTCGAGCCGCTCGTGAGCTTTGAGCCCGCTTGGGTCAGGAGCTTGTCATCCCCCAGCGTGATCTGGGTTTCTGCGAGCTTGGACGACGCGCGGTTGATCTCGATCTGGTACGGCCTGAGCTGCTTGATGGCCGAGTAGTGGCGCGGGCTCGTCTGCGCGCCGTCGTAGCCCTCGTAGATGATCGGAAATTTTCCGAACGGAAGCTCACCCTCAAACAGCACGCCCGCCGAAGTGGTGATGTAGTAGTACCCCATCGGGTACTCGAAGCAGGGGCGGAAGTAGTACTCCTTCACGAGCACTTGCCCCTCGTCCTGCTTGTAGCCTTGGTTCGTCCCCTCGAAAATCAGGAACGTCTCGCCCGTGGCCCCGTCGATGATCTGCTTTTTCTCAGGGTCATCGCCCGTCATGCGGAGAAGCTCGTCTTTTGCCACGAGCTTTCTCACGATCAGATAGGGGGACTCCTCCATCGTCTGCGCACTTTTTGCGCGCAGGAGGTTGAACCCGTAGATCCGCTCGTACACGAGCGCGCCCGAGAACATGGGCTCGTCCGTCATGGCGGGCTGGCCCATCTCGTCCACAAGCTGCATGCCGGTGGCTGGGTCAACCGCGGGCTTGTACCCCAGGAACCGACCCTTCGTCGTGTCCCAGAAAATCTTCATCGCCACCTCGCCCACGTTGGCGAAGTCTTGGGCATCGAGCCTGACCTGCTCGCGCATGTTCACGCGCTCGCACTCGTACTGCCACACGGCGTGGTTCATCTCGGCTGCCTTCTGATCCTGAAGCTCCTTCTCGTTGTTCGGAACGGGCTTCACGGACGGGGCGTGCGAGATCAGGTTGTTGATCGCGGTTTTTTGGATCTTTTGGATGTGGTTCTTCGTGATCCGAATCTTCTGTTCGGTCGTCAGATCCCGCGAATCGCGGATGCGGCTCCAGTAGCGCGAAGAGCGGCGATTGTAGTGCTCGCCGATGTAGAGAAGGATGTTGGAACGCTGTTCAGCGAAGAGAGCTTGGTCGATGCTCTCCGATTCACTGTAGATGCGTTCCAGCTCGTCGTGCTTGTGGCGCTTCATCTTCCTCTAACTCTCCCTGTACGAGGCGCTGCTCAAACTCCACCGGGTCTGCGATGAGGAGAGTCTCCACCTGATCCTCTCGTATCTCAAGCTCCCCCTGGGCCACCCCTTGGGCTTCCACGCTTTCGAGCGTACCACTTTCCTCAAGTGTACCGCCCTCATCCGACTTTTTTACAGCGTTTTCAACCGCCCCCCGGAACTCCACCTCAAGCCCGGGCATCTTCAGCCGAGACACCCCGGCCCGTGCGCACGCCTCAAGCAGCGACTCCATCTCCTTTGCCGTGAGCTTCGCCATCACACCCCCAAAAGGTCGTTCATCTCGTCAAACTGCGCGTCGATCGAGTCCGCATCCGCCTGTTCAAAGGAGGAAAGGACGAACTCCTTGCGGAGCCGGTGCTCCTTCTGCCGCGCGTCCTCGGGCTCAGGCGGTTCTTTGACGATCACCTCGCCCTCCTCGGTCGTCTCATCGAGGTAGGTCCAGTCCCACGGAATGAGGTTTGCGCAGTAGCGGAGCGAGTCGAAGAAATCGTCCTTCGCCACCGACTTCCTCGTCTTGCCCGAGAGCGTGGACAACTCCGAACAGAGCTTCTCAAGCTCAGGATCGCCCCGGAAGATGAAGAGCATCCGGTTCTTGAAGAGCAAGTT